AAAGCTCTTTGGCGTTTTTAAGAAAAAGCTCCTGTCGTAACGAGATGTACGTTACAAAACCTGACTCTAAACCAAGATGATTGAAAACATGTATGGAATTGTTCCAAATAAGCGACCCTATCCGTTTACTTTCTTCGCTGTAGACAGCATCAAACGGATCAAATTTGATGTTTTTACCGAACTGCGCTAACAGCAATTCGCCCTTTGGGTTGTCTTCTTCTATGAGAGCGTCAACATAACCACGACGAACGTCTAAGTTAAACGGTTCGTTGAGAACCGTTTGAAAGAGCATATCACTGTTTTTCATTTGCTGGACACTATAAAGGGCTTTACTTCTTCCAAAGCGAGAGCTTCATTAAAAGCGGTAATAGTGTTTTCTCGCGGAACAGCCTCAGCTACTACACCTCTGACACGGAAGCCGTCGAATATTTCAAAAGTATCGGATTCCATGAGAGCACCGAAAGAACAAAAAACCGTGTCTTCTAGTTTAAGCAAGAAAAATTCCTCTGTCGGTAACCACGGTAAAGATATCTCTATCGCTAAAGTGAAATGTTGTCCTAATACAGAATCAGTACCCGCGAGACGACTAGGTGAATTATCGCCTTTACGGGCAATAAGGTCACCACAACCGTAGAGAAAACCACGCCCGTTTTTGTGTGCATCAGGAACGAACGATAATTGCCCACGGAATAACCAACCACTTTTCGTTTCTGAGTTTACACGAAAAATCATACCTAATTTAGAAACTAGTTCTTTTTTCGTAAGTTGCTCTGTAAGCTGTGTTAGCTGCGGATTATTCGCTAACAAACGCTCAGTTAGAAATGTACCGAAAGCAGTCTCTAGGTATTCACGCCGCGTCATTGTTTCTCCTTATTTAACACAAAATCCGGTGTTATTTCATCTACGTTGACGGCGTTGACGGTGCCAGAGCGCCGTTCACCATAAAACGTAAAACTACCAACAGAGGGTCTGATAGCGTAATAAATATCTTTAAGCGAACAATTAGTAAGCTTAAGCAAAGGCACGGTTTCTGGAACACGTGGATCTTTTACCGGCAACGTTGTTGTCACGGTTAAATCTACGAACGTCACCATTGAACGGTTAACACGTAGCAAACAATCCAAAAAACACTTTTGAGATTTATGGGTAACTATTTCCCCGCCTACAAACAAATGTCCAACAGCCATCTTGCGAGTTCTACCTAAAACTTCGTCGTAATACTCGTCTGCGACATAGTTGAGTTTACCGATGAACCTATAGTTAAAAACATCGTCAACGATGAACTTTATGTCCGGAACAAACTTTTCTTCTTCCGCCGTAAGTGTCACGCGTTCATGACAACAGGTAACGCACAAATTATTAGTGAGTTCGTCACCGAAATACGTAATTAGATATTCGCGATAAGTCACTATCTTTCTCCTAGATTTGGTAATCAGCTGCCTTAGTAGGCATTAAGTTTTTAACAATTGTTTCCTGCACGGTATAGACCGCGTAATCAGGTGTGAGTTCGTAACTATCTCGTGAAGCGGGAATACTTTCTACTACGTAGATGCGTTCTGGCTTATCAGCTTCAAAATAACGGGCTGTCTTAATTCCAGCATATGAGAGCCTTCGATCTAAATAATGTGTTTTTACTAACCAAGGCTTTACAGCCATGTCAGAACCTGCGGCCCTCACAATGTACTGGTTACCTTCAGGCGTAGTAACTCGATATAACGGCATACGCATCTCTCCAAAGATAGAGTGAGAAAAATTCAAAACCCGTAATTTTTTATACTTTGTAAAGCTTCTTCTACAGCAAGAGGTGTACACACAATGTCAAAGCGATTCAGCATTTCAGCAATTGTATTAGGCTCAGAAGCACTCGCTTGTTCCGTCTTCAAGGTGAATAACACTGAGGCCAATACTTCTAACTTAGGTGATTGCAAGTATTCCTCACCATTCTCGTGTGCAAGAGAATGGCATAGCGTTACAGCCGTCGCTTTAGATATCTCATCAAGCGTCCAACGCTCAAAAAATGTTTTATCGTGATGGAGGTCATCAACAATCCCAAAAAGATCACTCAACAACTCATGCGAAAATAAACCATACTCTCGCCACCAAAACTTGTAACCTAATTTTACACCAACATTCTGCAACAGATACACAATATACTGTAAAGCACGCCGGTCTGCGTAGGTATCTAGCTTAATAGGTATTTGTGCCGCTTCTAATGTCTTAGCTAGAAACACCTTATTTTTATCCACGGCTAACTCCAAAATAAAAGGCACGGAAGCAAGACAGTAAAGTCCACTTCCGTGCCAACGAGTTTTAAAAACCACTTTTTGAATTTACATTCCGGCAACGTCTTTCATTCGCTCGGTAATATTATTATCCTTGACTTTGACTGTGTCTTCTTGACGCTCCAACACTTTGAAAGGCATCTTCTTTTTGCCGAACGGTTTCGCTGCTGCGGCTTTACAAAGCTTGGCACCAAGGATACCGCGTTGCTCACCGTTCAACGTCGGGTAAGCCAACTTAATAGCGTGCGACAGTGGTTTACCTTCCAAGATAGCTGTTTGCAATTTACGCACTTGAGCCGTCTTCTCTAACGGAATCAAAGCAGACAACGCATCCAAGTAACTAACGAAACGCGCAGCAGCTTGCTTTTGATACATTTGAGCCGCTTTCTTAACGATTGCTGCTCGCATCGCTTGCTTACCAAGTGAAGCCGTATCGGTAGCAGCAACTTCCTTTTGTTTCTTCTGTTTGCGTTTCCGCATATACGCCCCCGTGCCCAGAGCACCCAAACCAACACCACCAGCAGCAATACCAGCCTTACCAGCCGGTGAAAGACCACCACGACCGGTTGGTGGATTAGCTGAAGGGCCATTAACGGAGCTAGGAGGCACCTCTGGCGGCTTTGGAGCCTCGGGTAAGGGTTCCGGGGCTACTGGAGGGCCGGACGCGGCTGAAGCAGCGGTAGGCGGTTCGCTAGCTAACTCCGATATACCATAAGCTCCACCAGTACCAATGGCACCAGCACCAGCAACACCGGTAGCCGTACGAAGGGCTTGCGATTTACCAAGCCCCGGAGTTAATGCGTCTAAAAGTTTACCTGGTCTGGTAACGCCCTTAGAAGGTGCAGTGGAAACAGCGCCTTTCAAAGCTGCTAACACACGTGAAGCCAAAGCTCCAGTATTACCTGCGGCTGTCTTAGTTACACCACTTGCAAGCTTCAAAGCATTGATGTAATCGTCTGGATTCCTATAAGCCAACTTCACAAAAGTGATAGTAGGCAACTTAGTCATATTAGCTAAATGTTGTACTAATGCTGGAGTGATTTCAGAGTCACTGGCCAGCTTCTCCACAAAAGAGTTCTCTGCGGCTTGCGTTGCAAGTTGTGCGATATTCATGGAATCGAATCCTTTCTTTTCCGTTTCTTTTTCTTTCTCCCCTACACGTTCGGGGAGCTTTTTAAAATCAGGTGTATGTTCTGCCCAGAGCTTTGCTGTCTCTGGTTTGGTTGCAAACAGATAACGTTGCTGTGCTTTGCTTTTAAAAGGCATAACGCCCTCGATGTAAGTATCTACTTACATTATCGCTAATTTCTTAACACTTTACTAGGCGTCCCAACCGCCACGAGGTTTACCTGCTTGCAACGCCTCCACCTGTTTACGCTTTGCCTCAAATTGGGCCAGCAACTGTGCTGGTACAGGTGGACGAATACATTGTTGCGCCAAACGTAGATAACTGGTTACTGGTGCCCGTAGAGCAGGCTTCACCATTGGAATTAGGTGTTTAAGCATCAAGCCCATTAACACTTCAAACGGATCTTCCGGTTCAACACTTGTGAATACATTTTTCTTGGCTTGTTCGTGTAGACCGTCAATACCTTGAATAAGTATAGCTTCGAGAACAGCAAAGAAATTGTTTCGCAAGACCGTAGCAAACAGACTATCTGTTATTTTATTCTGGTCTGGGAACATCTCACGCGAAACAAAAGCTTGGCTGACCGAAATCGTGTTATCCATGTACGTCGTATTAATGACCATATTAATACTTTTGATATCCTGTACCGGTTCAGGACGTTCAGCCAGTGTAATCAAGTACCAAAGCGGTGTAAGCACTTCCGGAGCCGTACCACGATCTACGATCTCTCGTACGTAATACCATATCTCTACCTCGACACCCGCTTTGGCACATTCTTCTTCAAACTCCAAAGAACACATGTTGCGGTCTAACCAACCACAAAAATACACAGGCAACACAGAACCTTTCTTCTCTACTGGTATCTGCGCTGAAGGACAAAACGTTTTATGAAATAAATGCGTGAATAACTTAACAGCTTGCTCATCCCGTATACGTCTCTGTTCTGGTCCTAATTCTTCTTGGTCAAACATTTTGTTGTCTCCCCGTTGTTATACCAACAGTTTTAACTTGTTGGCGATCCTCAAGAAAAGCTTGTGGACTAAAAGCAACCGTTTCATTTGTCGAAAGCCTGATACCGAGGTTTCCCTCGATAAAGAAAGAATCCACAACAGATGTGTTAGTTAAATAAGTCGTAGCCCACCCATAAAAATGCGTAGCTGGAACTTGCTTTAACGCGGTAGGTAAATCTACCGTAGAAATCCTAGCTTCGACTCGCCTAGCAATCTCTTCTTCGAGATGTTCTGCAAACTTAGCCCAGAGGTATTGCAGCAAATGCGGTTGCCCTGCAACGTCATACCCCGGAGAAGCAATCGGTACTACACCCTTATCGTTCATAGCTACTCACAATCGAAGAAGAACATTTGAAATAAGCGTCCGTCTTCTTTACAGGTTCCAAAGTAATCGCTAGCGGCGTGCACCATTCTAGCGTCCCAAATGACCAAACGGTTGTAGACGTTTCCAATTACATCTATCTCTTCCCAAGCTGTGCGATCAAGAAGTTTTCCGTTATACATCGTCTGCGTAATCAAATTTTTTTCATGTTCTGTTACTTTACCGCCATTACGCTCAGCGGCTTCATTCACGGATCGAGCTTTATTAGCCTTAGAACGATAAATGGTAGTACCAGCACTCGGTGGGGCATCAGGCGTTAAATACAGTACAGCAGCATGCGAATTATGATCTGAATGGTAAACCAACTGATCGCCACCGACACAAAACTGAAAGACACCGTTCGTTGGTTGTGAATCCCAAGCCGGAATGCGTAAACCAAGTAAACGTTCAATGGTTTCTTTCAAACCGGGCCAAAGATGTCGTGTAAGACTTCTTTGGCCCCTGAAATAACGTTTATCTTCTTGAAACTCCTGCTGTAGAGCGAACTTCCTAAAAGCATCAGGATCTTCTAGGAAGTTATCTACCACAACTACCGTCCGCCGTATATTACGTAATTGCGGGTGCATTGTTAATCTACCTTTAGATGTTTTCCCACTGAGGACATTTGTCCTGAAGTCACGCCCGCTTCTTTCGCCAAGGCGTTTAACTTACTTACTGGCGGCTCTAAACCACCAATCATTGTGTAGCACTGCAAACCATCTTCGCTCTCCGGGTACAATCCGCGATGCACAACAACTTCAGTACCCGGAGGACAAGCAGAACCAACAATACGGTTCAGCATCGTAAAGCCAGCAGCAAAGTATTCTTTACCGTATGTGTCAAGCACCTCATTAGAAGCAACGAAAACACAAGCAGCTTTTTTACCTGTACGCAAATCAACATCAGCTAAGACACTAGCAGCTAACTGTTCTTTAATTTTTGCTGAGACATCAGCCGGTTCAGAAATCTCCGCAATTGGTAAGTCAGCAGAACCAAATACAACAATACCGCTGTCGAGTAACTGAGCAAACTCTGCACGATCAAAAGTAATATGCTTAGAACGTGTAGCTGCCAATTGGTTTAGCAAGTGAAACAACTGACTAATTAGTTCATTACTCTTCGGCAATAATTGGCTCATCGGTGGGCGATATAGTTCGTTTACTTTGTCGTTATCGATGATTATCAACGGGCTTACACCCGCAGCCAGTAACTCATTAAAGGCCGCAACTGCATTACGGGCTACTTGTTGCCCTTCATCGACGCTCGGCAAAGAAACAATAGCCCCAACACGCGGCGGTAAACCTTTTTCCGTCATGTATTTTCGAGCGAGGTTGATTAACGGCAAACCTGCTCCACTACCTGAACCACCACCAAGCCCAATGCAAATTAACGCACAATCGAATTTGGTACCCCAAGCTCTACCATACAAATCCCAGATCTCTTCATCCTGCCCTTTCATGGCATTACGGGCTAGTTTCATATCCTTACCAGCACCGCCAATGTCCAAAGAGAGTTTGGGCATTTCGTCTGCTAAACCACTAAAGTCACTGTCCGTAGTGTTAAAGACACCTACACGTCGGTAACCGACATCCCAGAAGCTTTGAGCAATCTTTCCCCCGCCTTGTCCTGCCCCAATGAAAGCCATGTGCATTGCTGTATCGTAAGAGAAGGTATCAGCAATTTCAGCCGCTTTAATCGTAGCTGTCTTATGCGACACCGGAGCCGTAGCCTTAGCAACATTAGCAATATTCGATTTCTTAGGTGGAGTAAGGGCACTAGGCTTTTTTACCTCAATTTTCTTCTGAGGCTCAGCTGCCGCTTTCAATGATTGTTCTAAAGCTTTATCGTCTGCCACAATATTCTCCCGTTTATCGGCGTGCCAGCCTGTTTCGTCAAAGCGACGTTTAGGCATTGGTTGACTCACTAAGGTAACAAGTATTTTGAGATTCAAAAAGTGCTTTTTAACTTTCCAGAACTTTTTCCCAAGTTGCTTTGAACTTAGTTTGTATCCGGTCAAAAGCCCAATCCTTTACACCTAGATTGCGTAAGACCTGCGAATTAGCTGAAAAAGCTTCATCGCACATCTCTATCCAACGAGCAAAAAGCGGGATAGCAATAGGGGCGTTACTTAGTCCGTATTTTATGCCGCAAGGAACTAAAAGCCCACAAGACGGAGAAATGATTTCATTGAAAGGAGCCACATCATTAGCGAGGACTGCTGCACCACAAGCTAGGGCTAAAGAAGCAATTAACCCAAAGTCGCCCCGTACGCTCGGTAAGGCTACCCAATCATGCTGACTAAACTCACTGTTTAACGTTGTTAAGTTTCTTACGTGCTTAACCGTCAAACGCCGTCCCCACTGTTGTACTAGACTATTTAGTGTCTTCTTATCTGCCTTACACCAACTCTTCGCTGTAACAATGGTGATGTCTAGGCGAAAATGAATAAGCAACAATTCCGTGACTAGCTGCAAAAACATAGCCCCGCAAAAATCAACAGTAGCCGCGTCACAATAGAAACAAACACGTATCCTGCCAGCAAGCACTGTTGTAGTGGTTCTTCTGATAGGGCGAACACCGGCATCCCAATGGACAAAAGAAAGTGTTTCTCTTGTCACACCTTTAGTTTTAGCGAACACCCACTCTTTCAACATCTTACGGCAAAGCTTAGTCGGACAGATGATGTTATCAAACCGCTGCAAAATATCCCTGTTGGTACCAGCAATACCGTGCCAGTTAGGAACAAGAACATGCTTTACATTATTTTGTAAAAAGCGGGCTAACAATTCAGTCTTAAGATACCAAACATTATGTGCCTGAAAGTGAACGACCGTAGAGATATCCTTTAGGCACTCAAAAGTTTTCGGGTTCTTATCAGAGTGAACCCTACTATCCCAAAACGGATCTACGTTCTTTTCTCTGACGCCACAGGCAATCAACTTTACTTCTCGACCAGACGCTATAAGCACTTCACAGACACGACAGGCCGCAAAAGTTAATTCGTTTCCAGCATAAGGCGTTAGAACAGCAATCATGTTGTGCCTTCAGTTAAACGTGCCCAATCGCCACGTCTGTAATTGTCGCCACGAGAGACAGCCCGGTAATGGAAAACGTAAGAGCCCAGACAAGCAGCAAACTTTAAACCAGCCTGTCGCCACCGTTGTTGTAGCTCATATTCATTCAAGGTCATCAACGGTGTCGGGTTAACTTCACCCTTGGAATTAAAATCGTTCCTTGGGCGAAACACGTTATTAGTATCAAAGCTGTACTTTACCCAAGTTTCTGTCTTAGCAACTAAACAAAAACCGTTAAGGTCAGTTTCCTTGAAACGCCCTGCTTGGTAACTATGCAGTTCTGTTTGTACAGCTTGTATACGTTCTACGGTTTGCACTTTTTCTTTGTCGTAAGTGACAGAGTATTTACCAACGTATTGTTCCAGTTCGGTACCCGGAGCATTAGTTATCGGCCCGACAAGAGCATACTTTTCCAAACCCTTAACAATTTCGATGTCCCAACCTTCTGGGAAATAAACATCTGAATTAGTCACGCAAGCATAATCATGCCCGAATAACTCAGCCATTGCTAAGCCATAATTCCAACTTCTTGTAAGGCCGCCGTTTAAAGTAAAATAATTAACAAAACAAGAAGCACTATGCTCGCTCAGCAAAGACATTAAATCTTGAAAGGCTTTAGGTTGTCGTTCTCTTGGCCCGGTAAGCACACCTTTAGTTAACTCAGGACTAGCGTCATCAACGACAACAACATACGGACGTAGGACTTTAGTGTTCGCTAACACAGATTTAACCGCGTTAGCTGCATAATCAAAATGCCCGTAAGTTGGAATTACAACAACGATACTAGGAGACATAATCAAGCTTTCCGAAGGTCTTCGAGCACGGATTTAACAACTATAAAAAGCATGTGATTGATTTGCCGTAACTCACGTAATACGCTGTTCTTCTCGATTTCAGGTAGACCTAACAATAGTCCCACCGCAGCGTAAGCTTCAGCAAATAAATCTTCTGGCGTTATTGGTGTCATTGTTCTCACCCTACGCTGGCGGTTGCCCACCAGCAGCTTGTTGTTGCATCTGCCCAACAGCCGCGTTACCGGCTTGAGCTTTAGTATCTTTACGTTTCTGTTCCATACGATCTTTAACCATGCTGTGCAAAGCTTGGTTATACTGTTTCAACTTACGCAATTCACTGTTCTTCACGCTCTCTGGTAAGCCCAACAACTCATCAGCTAAGCCATCCGCTACCTGCAACATATCTGTTGGCGTTTGCGGTACATTAGGCGACATTTGTGCCAAGTATGCCGTAACCGGACCTTGTTGTCCACCCATAGCTCCCGGTTGCCCAGCTGGTGCTGCACCTTGCTGTGCCGGTTGCCCTTGCGCTCCACCACCTTGTTGTTGCGAAGGGTCACCTTGACCTTTGGCAACTTGTTGAGCAAAGCCTGCTTGTTCCATCTCTTCTTGCACGCGTGTTTGCAATTCGCTTTGGAAACGACTTTCATCAGCAATGTTGCGTTGCTCTTTCTTCCAATTGTAACCGAAGTCACCAAGCACCGTAGAGCCAGACAATTGTTGACTCATCATCATTTGTGCAGCCATCATTTGCTTTTCGAGGTTATCAGCAATGGTGACGCGCTTCATCTTAGCCGTAACAGTCTCCCACGACATAATCTGAGAAACTTGTCGTACCAGCCAAGCAAGGAAAGAATTAGTATCGTGTACCAAATGATGCCACGTACTTTCAAAAAGACGCAAGGCTACCGGAGCAGTTTGCAACTGTAAAGAACCGTTGTAAAGCTCAACAGGAGTACCAGCATCATTAAGTAAAGTTTCCGTACCTTGATCTAATAGGTCACGTGGGGCTAACTGATTAGCATCTGCCCCAAACATTTGAAAATTAACGGGGAACGGCAGTACCTGTAAACCGGCAGGATCACGGCGTCTACGCCGGATCATCGAATTAATCTGACTCTTAAAGTCACCGCCGTTATACATCGACATCGGGTCAATCGCCAACCCGCCACCGCTCTTACCTTGCGCAGGAGCAGGAGTAATAATCCGAAAAGGAATCACATAATCTAAAGCAATTGCTTCGTTGAAACGCCGTAGAACCTGTACGTACCAAATTTGCCGGAAATTGGATATGATGCGAGGTATACCCCAGCCCCGATTATAAATACCGGAGATAGTCGGTTCCTTCATGTGGTAAACAGCATCGGGATGAAAACGATAAATCTGATTATTAGCAACAGCTTTCATCACTTCTTTCGGTGCCCGCTCCAGATGGAATAAGTTACCGCGACTATCACTCGAAGTTCTTAGCTGGCGTTTGTAGTCTTCAGGAATACGCCACAGATACGCTTTATCGTCGGTAAACGTATCGTGTAAGATTTCAATCTCGTGTGGATTCCAGATTTTAACCTTTAGTTTCTTTTCGTTGTCATCATCTTCGTCTTTGATCTTCCACGGTCCTGTATAACCACTACCCACTTTACACACGGGACAACTAGCGTGAAAAGCTTGGTCCGGATCCCCAGGATGATAAGCAAAAGCGAAATTCTTATTTGCGTGAATCTCTCGCAGCGGAGCTAAATACCCGCACTTAGGACAGGTCAAAAAACGCACAAAAGGTCGAACTACGGACGCAAAAGAATTACCGTAGCAAGACCTGTTGCGTAACTTATTTTGAATGAGCGATTTAACATCAAGCGTATCGTCAAGAAAGGCTGTCCATTTCTCAGTTTCATCGTCGCTGGCATCGACGACCTCAACATCCGTAAGGAAGTAAGAGATTACCCGCTCCATCGCCATACGGTATGAGCCAAAAGTAGAAAATATGGCTTCGCACCAATATAACGCCGAACGCATATTCGTCGGTACAGATAGGCTGGCAATATCATTAAAAGGATTCGGATATTGTGCCCCAGCCCCTATACCATTGAATTGGGCAAACTGATTCATCAAAGCACTCATTGCACGCTCCAGAACAACCGTATAGCCAGAACAATAAAACTATTCTTTACACGGTGTTTTACCGCAGCGCTTACAAGCAACCTCTTCTGCGGCTTTGCTTAAAGTATCTGTGCCGCAGACCTTAGTTTTAGCTTGCGTGTTCGCTGAAGCTGTTTTCTCCGTTGGTTGTTCGTTTTCGTCCTTAACGACACCATGCTTTTCCATCGACATAACTAAATCTCCGTAAGTTACTTGTCATCTTCGTATTCTAACTTCTCTTCGTCCTGTTTGACCAGCACAATATGGTCAAACACACCAAACGTATAACTAAAACCCATTGAGCGCACTGTGTACGATTGTTTCAGATGGGGCACGTGTAAAGTGATTGGTGTATCAATTAATTCCGGTGGTTCGTATTGCTGCCCTTCTTCGTAACGCGTGTCATAGACAAGGACAACACACTCTTTAGAAACAATGACATCATGAAACCGGGCCATGTGTTTACCGGCGTTAGGAATCTCAAAGATAACTTGGCGCTTGGCTTTGTTCGCCAACGGTCCGGTTACAAATTTAAGATTTAGACTTTCAAAGCCAGTGATAATAGCATCTGGTTCACGCTGACTATCTTCGTATGCACGCATTGTTTGTTGCCGAGGTTCTTCCTCGGTAGAGATAATTTCTTGTGAATTCTTATCGCGTACAACACGCTTACGGATTGGCCGAGCTACCTCATCATTAGGATCAGAATCACGCTCTTCTTCAATTCCGCGATAAGCTTGATAAACACGACGTTCTTGTCGTGATTCAACTGGCACCGTAGCTAAAGGTGGCGATTGGCGTTTCAGCGGTAACGGATTACTACTCATACCTGTTGTAGGCGGTAACTCCTGTTGCGTACGCTGCGTAGTAAGGGCCGTAACCTGCTGCTGTACGTTTACTAAGGCATGCAACATTGCTGCTAAATTAGGATCTAAAGGAGGCGGTGCATAAGCCTGCGGTGCGTAATATTGCGGCGGCGGTACTTGCGCTGGCGGTTGTTGTAAGAATTGTTGCGGCTGTGGTTGTTGCGGCGAACTATTAGCCAGCAGAGGTGGTAAGGTTGCCGGTAACACTGGAGTCATTGTCTTGCTCTCTCTAGAATTCATATTAAAACCGCCACTGCTGACAAAAGTAGGAATATGTGTAGTTGGTGTTACATACGTCTGTGGCGACAAATGCGGGTTAACACCGCGATCAATTGTAACGCCATTGCGTTGTTCAACTGACTCTTCTGCCTGTTCTTGAGCCGCAACTTTAGCATATTTACCTAATTGATAATATACTTGATCTGGGTAATAAGAGCTAGCCACTGCTCTTTCCATGTCCGCAGCACTTACGGTACTCGGATCAAAGATCACCCCGCCATCAGCTGCTTGCGGATCAACATGTACCGGACCAGCTACGGTAGGATCAAAGCCTTGAGAAGATCCATCCCTTTTTGCTGCCGGAATAATCGCGAAACGCCCTACTCGACTACCACGCATCTTCAACAGCTGTTCTTGATCTGGCACGTGATAATTATTACTGTCAGGAGCATGTCGCATCACTGAATTATCGCTCATAAGCTCTCCATCCATAAAGTAAAGCCATTGTAAGGTTATGGCCTTACGTGTAAAGAGCATACCGATAGCTAAGAGAAAGCAACCATCTGGTTGCTTTCAAAAAGTGTTTTTTAGAAGTTAAGAGTCAAGCCTCTTACTGTAAAGAGACTTGACTCTCAACAGCTGGTGTACTCTTAAGCACGCGTTGTCGGCGTGCCTCAACGTTCTCAAAACGTTTGTCAACCGGCGTGAAATCATAATGCACATCACCCGGTAATACACCGGTTAATACGTCCCAATTATAAAGACGCAACGTTGGGAAAACGAAAGACTCTGTGTCTTCGTTGAAGAATTCTTGTACCGTCTCCGGTATCTCCCACAACAATTCTTTACCGAGAGACGACAGCGCCGCTAACGAAGTAAGCTGTGTTGAATAGTGGATCAACCCAGGTTTTGGTTGTAACGCCTCTCTGTTAAACCAGAGACGCATTACAGGGTCCAACTTATAGGGCAACAGCTTATAGACAAAATCATCCCAACGATTGCAATACGGTCGGGCAAACCAATCGTTCGGCACTTCGCACTCAAATTTTTCCTCACCTAATACTTCACCAACTACGAAAGATTGTTTTAATCCCTTTCTCAATACACAGCTATCCCGGAAAAATCTAATTATCTCTCTTTCGCCTTTATTCCCCTTCAACGTTATTTCTACCACAGGAATTCCGAAATACTCCATTCTAAAGATACTATCTACAATACCGTCGAACTTCGCTTTATACTCCAAATAATTACCGGCTGCATCCAGAAAGGCGTCTTTTAAACCTTGCGGATAGAAGCGCTTTATTTCACTGTTACACCGTGTTACCCGGTTGTACAATTCATCGCGTAACTCCTCGGGAAAAGCTATATAAGCTCGTGGCATCCAATAGGCCGGACGCGGGATATCACGATACAAACCACTACCAAATAAAAATGCCGGTTCTTCCTTATTGAGGATACCGATCTTGTTATAAAATACTTCTTTGTGTACATACCACGGCGTTCTGTACTGGAACGCCGTACTTGTCATTGCTAATTCCAAGGCGTTGAAAGTTCTAAATAATTGTTTCTCGTTAGAATTTAGCCAATCGCCATTATTCATAGTGATTTCCATATTCCCCAAAATCTTACCGTTCTCGTAAGTCCGATAAGTTGCCTTATCAAATGGTAGACTACGAAAATCAAAGCAACGTGTTTCGGTTCCAGCCGCCAGCATGGGGAGGCCGTAACGCATGGTCGTTGGGCGCAAGGATGCCCAATGTACTTCGCGATTCGACACTAATTCGCGGAAATGCCCGGCAGGGACATCCACTAAGGATGCCCAAGTCATGTGCTTGTCGGCTATCAATGTTTTTTCACCGACAATAAACGTCGTATCTTGGCCTATTGAATCCACAATAAGACCTAAGCCGATACAACCACGATAACCAACGTTCCCATTTGGGATACTAATTAGCAACTCTCTGTGTGCCTTCCACTGTTGCTGTTCCGGGGAATTCAGTTCAGCGTAATTAATAGAACCTTGTTGCATCTGCAAACTCCAAATAGATTTTTACTATTACCGAAAGGCAATAGAGGTAAAAAAAATGGCTAGCTTTCTAAACTAAGAAAAGCTAGCCTTCGCAAGTATTATGACGCGTTTTCAATCTTTTTTTAGCTATCAGATTCTTCAGCTTCTACCAATTCTGGCAAACCAGTTTCAGCTAACTCTGGCGGCCCAAGAAAACCTGTCTCTTCAAAAATAATGTTACCTAGCGCTTCTGTCGGAAGAATTGTAGCTGGCCCTCCAGCGTACAAGGGAATCTGCATGAATTGTCCGTCCGGTAATTGCAGATAACGTTGTGGGCCTTTCGTTACCGGCAAAGCCAAACCATAGAAACACCAAGCTACAACATCTTTTCCTTCTAGCTGTTGTAACCGTTTAACCAAAGCCTCAGCACTACGAAACACACGCAGCTTAGACCATTCACCGTCCAAAGTTTCTACTAAACCCCAACGACTGGCACCTGCTTTTACATTCTCTTTCGGACCAACCACAAGAACAGGTTCAACAAGCTGACTTTTAGCGGTCGGACTTAGTTTCGCTATAAATCGCGTGTAGGCGTCATTATCGTCTTCGGTACTCGCCGGAATCTGTGCAACCGTGGTAGGTGTTAAATAAACATCCTCCTCAGCTGTTGGGTCCAACGAAGCTTTAGCTTTTGGACTTAAATTACTAACAAAAGCTGTCCAAGCTTCCAATTGTTTACTCATCTTGTTTATCCTCTTGCGTATCGGTGTCTTCGACGTTTAGTGCTTCGTCAACAGCTGCTTTTACAGCAACGACACGACCAGTTTTGCTAACCTTACCGGTTCCGCCAGAAACATTCAAAGCGAAACGATCTAAAAGTTTACCTGTCTCACTCGTAGCAACACCGTAGGCCAACACTGCATGACCATTACGTTTCGCGAAACTCGGTACAAGCGTTAACGATAAAACATTACCGTCATCATCTTTCTCAACCGAAATTTCCGTATCAGGACTAAGGTCTAATTTGATCTTCATTGTCGTTCTCTTTAAGCTTCTGAGTTTTCTGCCAGGCGATAACATCAAAGGGATTTGCCCCGCCGTACAAAGCAGCAGCAAAAACTTTCATCGTCTCTGTCGGTTTACGCATAACCAAATAAGGTAAATCTTGTGTTAAGCGCTTACCCGGAAATAAACCAATCTGAGAAACGTTACTATTAATACCAAAAGCGCTAATAGGCAAGCACGGTAATGTGTTTTGCAAAATAAACATCTTATCGTGAGCCAGCGGATCAATGATTTCTAAATGCTGTTCACCTATGCCCGCTACATCTTGGGAGTCCTGATAAGTTAACGTCAAAGAAACCATCCACGCTGAAAAATCTGACCAATACTCTTTTTGAATAGCCCACAAAACAAAGTTCCAATCCGCGTTACCATCTGAGCGAGCTTCTAAACCTTTGAAGATAGGTTTACTAAATTTCTTGTAATAGAACTTTGCCGCAGGTTGTACCATGTGTACAAAGTCAAACAAAGGAGCATCACGGAAACGGCCATACAGATACAGAATTGCAGGCGTAAAAAATGTATACTCAGCCGAGAGAGCTAAAAGTGATTCCGCGTTACCCAAACGAAGTTCGTGTTTATTAATGAACCCATTAGCGTCAAATTGTGTGCCGGTACTCACACCTTCCGCAACAGGACGTAACGGGTTGAACATGACAAAAACACCTTATGCTGGAACCAACAAACCTAACTGTGTGGCTAACTCTACTGTTATCAAAGCATCCCGTTCTGGAAACACTCCAGGGCCGGGCCAATCTAGCGTTAACTCGTCCCAATGCTTCGCAGCTGTTAAGTCAAGGGGCCGACGAAACTTTAGCACATAAGGTAACGTTAGAAGTTTATAATCGCTCGGCAGTACAGCCTCACCAATGTCGCGATGATCTACATTAGAATACCATAAACCAAGCGGACACGCTTTATTGATACCTGGTGTACTACACTCAAGCCCAAGCATCTTTAAAAAATTCCGCATGCTGAAACCGATAAAAATCGCCTCCGGTTGCTTACGGTCGCAATGGGTATCGTTAGCCCAAGCCGCAGGATAATGCTTTACCAAGTAATTGCGTACACGAACCGCTACCGGGGGTTTATTGTCTTCTTCTGTAGCTTGATGACTCCATTGCACAACTTTATTGTGTTTTGGATCAACAAGAAACACCTCATCGAAGGTACCTGTATAAGGCATGTCCTTGGCGTAAACCAGAAAGCTCTCTTTCTTGTAAGCAATATCATCAGCAATTTTCGAGGGATCTTTAAAATGCGCAGGAGCTTTAAATTCCGGTAAAACTTTCTCTAAGTTAGCCACCGGTCTTGTCCGATAACCAATAATAATCTTCGCAACTTTTTGTGGTGGTTTTTCACCCATAGTGTTCTTTTCCTTCCAAATAATCAGCTGAAAATAGTGATGGCGTATAAGCATCAATAACGCTTTTCAATACGTCAAACACTGTAGCACTATCCCCAACGATTATACGGTAATGGTTTTCCTTACCAAAAGCTTCACCATCCAATACTTGTACTGGACGCATATTAGAAAACGTTTTCAACTGTTCAAACTCAGAACCGCTTAAATCAGGAAGTATCGGCATCTGAAACGGTACAGCCCCAATAAAAGCAGCACCCATCCTATCACACCATTTTCTAAATCTACGGTGTGCATCACCAGCCCGAGCAGCTGGATGTCTACCAACAAAGCCGCTAGCACTGGCGTAACTCAGATCATCACAAACTACAAGATCTACAGGAGAACCTAATAGTTTAGCAAGATGCTTACCAACCATCTCATCAATGGCTCTATCAGAATCGGCGCAATACAACCAAGATTTACCAGCTAAGTTAACCAAACGACTATGGTTTTCTTTTCGTTTATGCCCTAAACGCACCGTGGTATACACTTGGGCGTCATTTGCCACTAGTACCTTACCAACTATTCTATCTAACAACCACAATACGGCATTCTGCCAGCCAACTAAAACCAAGGAGCGAGAACGTTCTAAGCTATCGCCCACTTGTGTCGGTGTATGCTTTAACTCAATGGGAATCGGTCTATCCTTACGCGCAGCGTTATAAGCTGCTTTTGCCGCTAACTCCTCGTCTTTATCAGCCTTAGTATGCTTATCGATTACATCTGCTAACCACGGCATAACAACTTCTAGGAAACCCTGCATGACGACATGTTCGTTAAAAGGCTTAGAAGCCGCGTACATGGCGTACTGTGCAGAAAAATCAGCTAAAGTATCCGGTACATTTTGCTCTTTAGCTGCTGCTTCAATAATTGTCATTAGTTCGCGATACGCTACAGCGTAACCACGTCTAAGCGCAATCATGGTACTTACAGCTTGTAGAAACGCTGGATCAGCTGCGGCTACGCGTTTATAAGCTGCATTACAGGCTTCTAATTCGCGTTGCTCCTTTGTTTTACTTGGTAGCAATTCCGTAGCTGTTTCACTGAATTTAACCTGCGGTTCTGCGGCTAAGTCTCGTAAACTTTTAACAATGTCTAAGTCGGGTAACGGTTGTACGTTTAGAGCCTTAGCCGGATTGAAAGCTAACGGTGTAACTCTCCCCTTTCTTTTAACGCCGGGCGTTTTTGGTTTTTTGCGTGCCTTTTTCTCTTTTCTATTTTTGCTCATGGTTTCAAAATCCACTTTTTGAATCTTAATGTTTTTTCAAAGCAGCAAGACGTTTGTTGCTTTGTCTAACGCATTCTTTACTTACGTCAAAACCTTCCCAATTTCTATCATGTAATTTACACGCTATCCCGCTAGAACCTGTACCAGCAAAAGGATCAACTACACGGTCACCGACATCAGAACATGCTAACACAATACGTTCCATTAACGGCACCGGGATCTGATTAGGGCTATGTTTAGCACGCTCTTTAAACGTACCGCAGATACGCGACTCTAACCAAGTGTCCTTATCTGGCGTCATGTACGGTTCCAACTGTTCTTTGAAAAGTAACCACGTCGAATCTGGTGGTTTACCAGCAGGATCAGCCCGAGCATCACCATAGATCGCTTGCCGGGCCGAAGGTACAGCTACGTCCTTTAAGTTAAAGGTGTAGTCTTTCTTATGTCGTGTAAACCATAGGAGATGACAATGACTACGCGTAAAATTCTTACGTGCGCGTTGTCCAAAAGTAAACGCCCAAACGATGTGCCGCTTTTTATATAAGGAGAACTTCCTACGACACATAAGATCGAGTTCGCTAACCCACTCATCCGGGCAAAACAGCCATAAGCTACCAGTAGGAGCCAAGGCCGAGACAGCCACACCTAACCAAGATTCAGACCATATCAGATAGTCCTTGTAAGACAGGTTATCGGAATAAGCATCGTAAGGCTGACCAAAATTATAAGGCGGATCTGCAATAAGCAAATTCGCCTTATAGTTGAGAACAGCTAACGACTTTACACAATCCCCACTTCTAGTTATTTGTGAAGTCTTGGTTGCCATCAGGTTTCTTCTTTTTCTTTGGTACTTTGGTTGCAATCGGTGTTTGAGCTTTTACTTGACCCACTGCGGAAATAAACGAAGATACAAAATCGTGCGGCATATGCCCCGTACAAGGACAATGTACAGGATTTGGTTTTTCGTGTTTAGCCCAAACCTGTGTCCAAGGAGCTTCTCCTTCCGACATGTGCACTACCGGATCGGTCCAACCGTGTTCTTTCAGCAAACTGACAGCCAGGGAAACTGATTCTTCAGAGAGTTGCGGGTTAAGAGAAACTGGACCTAAGAAAATAATGTTAGCCTTGATAACCGGATCCCAAATAGATTCATCAATTCTAAAGTCTACGTTAATGCCGATATCTTGAATACGATTTAATCGTCGCTCAGGGTCAAAATCTGGAAAACCGTACGAACTAATGTTAGCGCCAAGCAAACAACTAGACTCTCGCTGTACAACGAATACCGGATTGGTGCAGTGCGCACATTTGAAACGTAAAACCAAAGTAACCGGTATGGTGGCAGGACTTTCATCCGCAGCAAAATTTTTCTGTACAAGCGCGTTTACTTCATCCTTCGTATACAAGTTCTCTCGCGTTGCGAGAGTATAAAAGATACCCAAAAGAACTAAAGCCTTTTGCTTGCAGTTACGCTCAAACTCACTATTAATCTTAGCCAAAAATACTTTTAAAGTAAGTTTTACATTTTCTGTGCAAGACGAACTATTGATTCTATCATCAGCTTCCAACATTAAACCGTCTAAAGTTTTCTCTAACATGTTAAGCACCTTTTATGTTTAAACGCCGTAGATACTCAACCAACAACAAAGCTTCTGCTTTATCGTGATCGGCTTTCCTACTTATGTCGGCGTTAGGGTATAAAGTAAGGGCTAAAAGACGACTTGCCTCTTTATCCTTACCAAGAAGATCTAGAGCTTTTTTCCAGATATTAGGCCGAGCTTCGCGTACAACATAACCCTTAGCATGCAAATAAAGCGGCCAAAGCATATAAGCACGATTAAGCATAATCTCCGCATAGCGATGACCGGGACCAAGCATGGGTGGAATCTGCTCTAAGATTACACACATACGCCCAGGCGAAACCTTATCAAATAAACTAAAAAGTTTACAGATACCGGCGTAATCGAAGGTACGCTGAACAGCTGCTACCGTGCGTGATTGTTTACCAGTAGCTTTCTTTTGTTTCGCATTATTCTTACGTACCTTTTTCACCTCAGTAAGTATTACCGGGATGTTTATAACGCAATAAAACTTCTTACACTTGAAAGCAATTGCACCGGTTGCCCCCGGATCAATACCAACATAGATAGGTTCCGTCCAAGTAGTTACCTTGTCGGCAAAGGTAGCTACTTCAGTGAAAGCATCTAATTTTACTTTTTTATTCTTCTTTTCTACGACTAAACGTGCTTTACGCTTAACAGGTTGTGCCCAGAAGTCGTCTAATAGGATACCCACAAATACTCCCTACGAACGCCGTTGCCCTCTTAAACGCTTCACACCCGCATAAGCTACAGTTGCTTTATCTTTATCGTTATTTAGCGTTATAGGTGGCGCAACAGGTTCAGTTATCAACGTACCAAACTCTTGCATTAGCAGATGGCAGCAATAGCTATCCATACTAGCCCCATGCAGTTCTTGTTGTGTGATGCCGTACTTAGTGAGGAAATTATATTTCTTATAACAATGCTCATCTAGGTTAGACCGCACACCAGCTATCCTAGTGTAATTTACACGCGTAAAGTAATCACGAAGAGATTCATTCTTCTTAGGATGCATACGACTATTATCAGGAATTTGCGAGGCTTTTTCGATACCCGCTGTGTCAAGAAAATGTTCACCAAAAGAAAAACCAGCGCCGAAGCCAAATTGCAAATAATTACCGCTTAACATTTTTTCGTCGAAGGAGCCGTTATGGAGAACAAACGGTATCTCTCGGCCCTTAATGGTATCGGTAAACTTTTGAATAAACACAAAGGCTTTTTCGGGAGACATACCAGACTGCATACGCTGATAAGACATATGACACGCTTTACCAGCTGCTTCCATATTCTGTTTAACTTGGCGTAAACGATTACGTAACCAATGGTCTGGTGGCGTTGTTCTGTTTGTCCAATCTAACACTAAAGACAAACGATCCACAACTTTACCGTCTTCGACAAGACAGTGACCCCACTCGGTGACAACATCTTCAGTGAAAGAAAAGCCTGTTGTTTCCACGTCTACGCAGCAATAAGACTGCGGCCATACTCCACCGTAGTGTTGTCTAAACCACGCAGGCCAGTAGTTAACGATCATCACATATCCTCGAATCTTACCGAATAAACTGCTTTACAACGCTCGCACAGGTAAAAATGGTAATTAGATACCAGTAAACGCCCGCCGCACTTACAACGCTTCCGCGATCTAAGGAAGAGTATAACACAGAAGAACCAATACCAACTCAACAACACAGCGGCTTCAAAAATACCAAACCAAAATACGGTTTTATACGTTACCCAGCACCAAGCAGTTAAAGGAAGCAATACGGACAAGATAATACTAGAAACAAGGTAGTTATGTTTCCGACTCAGTATTTTCTTCTGCACTTCGATTCTCCTTCAAAATGGCTTCTGAGACACCACCCAGATAAGAAAGAACTTCATCAATCGTACCAACACTAAGAGACGTATTATCCTCAAGGAATCTCATTACAAAAAGTAAGGCTAAAGGATTCTTTTGTAATTTCGCTATAGCCTCACTTGCAACAATAATATCCTCTGCGGCTTCAGTTAACTCCTGCATTACCTGCCGTACAACATACTCTCTGGACTTGATTAGTTTATCTTTCTTAGCCATCGTACTTTGTCCTTTCCATAAGTGCACGCCAAGCCCGACGTACACGACCACGCAGTTGATATAAACGACGTTTCCAACGTGGCATACGCATTAACAACACCAGAGACTTACCATACCAACGCAGTTTCTTATACGTTAAAGTAGGTCCAACTCCGTTAAGTGTTGCTTCACGTACACCAGCAAAATGCATACCCAGAATAATGTTGCCTAGGTACGCCATAACAATAATTCTGGTTGTTTCGCTCAAATCCAGAAAACCACAACGAGCTAAACATTGAGCCATTGTTTCTTTTGGGTTATCCGTCTGTACGTAAACAAACAAACATAAAGCCCGACAAGCCTGCCCCAACTCATTATCAGTTACGCCGCTAAGTTTAGCTAACTTAGTTAGGGCAGGCCATTTACCTTTTTCCACACAGTCAGCTACTTCTTGAATGACGAAGTCGAAGCAGTGGGCTACATCTCTGTTTACGTTGTAAAGACGGTTATCGTGTGGATTCATCCGAGCATTTAGAGACACAACAACTCCAATTCAAAAAGTGCTTTTTAGGACTTAACCGACACTACCGCCACCGCAATGCCATAAGTAATCGGTGCCATCATACAGATAAGCCAATTCTTCAGCAATTTCAATCTCAGACTCAATCTCAACCGTACTAGGCACAATAATAGGCTCATCAGCTTCCATTCCAAATCTCCTATAACAAAATAAAGCCACCCGTATGGATGGCTTTAGCTAAAACCAACTAGATTTATTTCTTTTTCTTAGTCGGCACCTTCGCAGAAGACGACTTTTTCGTCTTCCCACCACTTATCGAACCAGAGAATTTGTCCGTTACTTTCTGAAGACGTTCTCGCAGTTTCAGAGTAATTTTCTCGATCTGCTCGATAATCTTCTCGCGTTTTGCTTCGTTGATCCGCGTTGTAAAATTCGCAGTCAATGTTTCCGCCGAAGGTACCGTCTCTGTTTGCAGTTGAGACAGTACCCAACGAGAAGCTAATACTTTCGGACTCGGTGTTTTTGCCATTACTAACTCCATGTTTGAAAAAGGCGCGTAAATAAGCTACGCACCTAGTTATAAACTTCCCTGTACGTTCTGTCACCTCAATACTCCAACTTATTCAGTAATACCTAAAACTGTAGATAAAGCTTCAGCGTCGGTAACATGTTCACCGTTGTTATTCATAACGATGTACCCACAAGTAAGACACTGATATCTAGCAACAGTACCGCTATCCCCAGCAGAAGAAGCCACACCGTATTCTAAATCACCCGAAGGGCCGACACCTACAATTTCAGAAGCTAGCGTAACATCTTCTTGAATCTCTTCTAAACGATCTGAACCGCAACTTAAACATTTAAACTGCGGACAGAAATGTCTCGGATCAGGTAGCTGAAACGGATGATTTCTAAACTTAACACGAGGATCTTTATACGACAACGGCGTACCATCTGCTTCGGTAAATTTTAAATATTCTTTCGGTACGAAGAACTGCTGAATACAAACACCTTCAGCGTTAAGTACAGCGATCCATTCACCTTTTAGAATACGTAAACAACCGAGAGGCGGAACTACGACATTTAACTCTTCCACGTTAACCTCCTAAGTCATCAATTTCGGCACGCAATTTAAAATAGTGATCTGTCCATTCAAAATCAGCTATGTCGAAACCGAGACTACTAATAGCACAAGTATGCAAAGTACACAACGGACGAAAATGTGGAGCCGCCGTACAACCATTCTCTCCCATTAACGGTAAGGTTGGATGGGAAGTTACAGCTAGCTCCATATTCCAATCTTCTTTGGCTACCCGTATTGCCATAGCGCAATACTCAGCAGAACAACAACTAAGCGGTATCTTACAAGCCTTACACTTCGGTAACGTCATATCAGCCATTTGCCGATACAAAACTACCAACTCTTGTTTCGGCACTTCACACCTTTTTGTATTTAGGACGCCAGAACCCATTTTCATCTTGGTAAAAATCGCCAAAAAGCATCGGTTCTTGTTCTTTGATCTTCATCGCTACGCGACTAAAGACATGCAAAATTTCTTCCTCAGCTACTGGCTCACAACGCATGGTTAATACGTGGCGTAAAGCCCGAATGTTACCTGTCCACACTCCACCTGTCGCACAACCCATACCAATAATACGACGCATGAGCGAAGTAATTTCTTTCTTGCTTTTGAACTTAGAGTCAGGAGCCAACTCGTCTTTCCACAAATCTTCTAAAAGTTTGTAGATATCTCGCTGACGATCAAAAGCATACTCAAAGATAACACGAGTTGCATGTTTCTTTTCGTCTAAAGTTAAATCTACTGGCTCTCCGTCGTCATCGCTGTGTAAGTCTTCAAACGAAACCAAACCAGGTACTTCAGGACATTCCAGCTGTTCGCGAACAGAGTCAATATCTATAGGTGTTAAAACATCAGGTCCCTGAATAGACGTAGGTTCCCAATACGGTACAGCTTCACTAAAGCGAATAAATCGCATTGAACCTTCGCTAATAGCCCAACCTGCACGATGTCGATTCATTTCCCCGGTAAAAACTCTCGAAACATTTTCAATTGCGAAACTGTAGGTAGAGTGCTCAAGCACGCTATTACCGCACCAAACCGGGATACCGTTACGACGCACATACAGTACATGTTTAGTTGTATCCGGCATCTGTGCACAAAATACCTCACCTGTCCAATCATTGACCCAAAAAGACTTACCAACACCGTCTACATACTTATTAACCACAGGTTTTAAAGCTCTGCGAATAACGGACAATCGCGTTAAAGGCTTTGCCCCAAAAGATGTAGAACGTTGTTCTTTATCTAACGTATAACAAATATTGGCCGCAAGACCCACATGCAAACACAATTGTTGAAACTGTCCAACTAACGTAGAACTAGTAGTATCAAAAGAATCACCAGTTTTACCGCAATGCCCGTCAGATTGCATTAAACCCTCTAAAAGACCCTCTAATCCTGCGCGATCTGATTCCAATAGAACATGTGATGGAATACATTTTTCATCGTTCTCGTCGTATATTTGTTGAAAAAGCTTAATTAAATTTGTTGGAACCGTTACACTATATCTATCTACGCCGTCAAAATTAATTGCCCAATTTGGATCTGCATCGTGCAACACAGAAATCAAATTATTAAGCCACACTATTTTTCTTTCTCGCCGTAAACGGAAACGTACTCGTTTACCAGTTTCATAATTACCGTCACCGATTGCAAAACCTAATAATTTTAACACGTCTACCGAGTAAAACGAATGACATACCTCCCAGCTATCAGCAACTTTTGTGTAGGCATGCGATACATGCCCTAAAACTTCAGCCTCTATTAAAGAATAAGACTTTTTACTGCGTCCTTCTTTAGTCGTAGTTTTACAGACATATAATTTATGATTAGGTGTAACTAACAAATCCACAGCATCTGACTCTACTCGATACATCTTACCAGAGTAATCAAACGATTTAACTGAAACCGGTTTCACATAAATCAACGTTCCGTTTAAATCTAGCGTTGCCAGTAAGTCGTCTTTTGTTACATCAGGCCAAGCTTTCCAACCTAACGAAGTCAGTACGTCGGTCGCATCGTCGTAACAGCCATGCCCCACCTTTAAAATGTTGTCGAAGTATTCCGCCCAATCAGTGCGTACACGGGTAAGATTAGGATTCTGTGTTGTATCAAACGCCATATAGCAACGCTTAGCTGCCATACCGACAACTAAAGCTCTATCTGTTACCGTTTCTTCGTCCGGAAACTTAAAGTCTTCTACGCCCTTAAACTTCAACCACTTATCCATCTCGGTACGATCTGCTACAGTCTTACCGATGAAGAAGATTTCAATTGGAACTTTCGTCGCCATCTTTGATACTCACATGTTTAAAGAAACAATCAGGACAATAATCACAAACCTGCCCAAATTCTGTTAACCAGTTTGGTCGCCAACCACATTTACGGGCTATCCGATAAACATCGGCGGCTTCAAGAAAAAAACTACCGAGTTTATCGTCAATAAAATTCTTCTTACATTCCGAACAGACGAGATAATAAGCTTGTTTAAGCGGCATCGTGGCTCACTAATTGTACTTTTGGTTGCGTCATTTGAAATATAGGTGTGACCCAAGGCGGACAAGCGCCGCGACAGAAAACACAAACGCCGCGTATATCAGCATCGGCTTTAATTTGGTGTACACTAAAGTTGTCTATTGCCGAAGTAATCGTGTGGCCCGTAGTAATCACGTCTTCCGCGAGCAACGCTACAGTTGCACTTGGAGTTATGTACCGCCGCAAAGCATTAGCGAAAGGCATACCACCTCTAGGTACACCCCAAACACTTCCAAACGGCTCTAATAAATCTTTAGCGATAAAAGCTAAAGCTTCCCAATCAGCAGGCGTCAAAGCATCACATTCAATCTTCCAGGGCGATATCTGTCCGGACTTTAAAGCAAAATTACCTAATTGAAATAAACTCATAAATCCTCAGTGAAATGAATACCACGACAACGTGGACATTGTGGAGCTATTTGCTGAGCTAACTGTTCTTTCGTCGGTAACGTTTTCCAAACAACTTTACCGACATCAAGATTAATACCCATTTGTGCCAGCGTAGCGCTTAGCCACAATTCAGCTAATGAATCACAGCCAAGACAAGGTTCCTTACAGCTAAAACACTTCTTCCAAAGTAAGTGCTCTAACATATGATGAAACCAACAGAACACATCAAGGTCTCTGTATTCCTCTCTACCTAATCTTTCATAGGTGTTGTGATGTACACAGAGATACCTAGTACGAGCACAACGAACTTCTTTTGAATCGCCGTGTTTGTGATGAACAGTAACAAATTCACACCTGTACCCGGCGTACGCTATACGATTCGCTTTACGAATACGCCACATCTTAGAATTCAAATAGCTCTTATAAAACTCTTGTTGTTTCGGAGTATAGCGTTCGCGTGACATAACAAATCCAAAAAGTGGTTTTTAAATCGTCGGCTTAACGTCTTCTAACAGATGACAGATAAGTGTAGCGTCGTCACTATTGCGTTCTACCATTTTATCTGTGATAACGAGATTTACTTTACCGTCGTGTATCTCAAGATAAACATCAGCCCGCACTACACCGGCAGCATCAACAATTTCTATATCTACTTTATGTGGAAAAACTGCACAATGAAGAGTAAACATAAGCGTTTAAGCCTCCAAAAAACCATCGGCTATCGGATACAACGGGTAAGACTCTGGCGTACCAGACATACGTAAATAACGAACACGCAGGTTTCTACCGACATAACTCTCAGCGTTAAGTATAAATTCACGTTTTTCTTCTAGACTGCCTGGAGCCACCACTTCAAAATAATGCCCATTACCAATAGCACAAACAAAAACAGGTACTCCAGCATACTTACCCGCGCCTGGTTTAAAATCAACAACGGCAAAATCTGCCTTACGTGTAAAAGATTTTGCTTCGAGCATGTACCTACAACGTCCACCTGTGTACGCTGCTCGACTATAACGCAAAATAGCTCCTTCAGCCCCTTCATCGACAAACTGTTGTTCACAAAGCATTAAGTCGTCTTCTGACTTAACCTTGACGGTTTCAACGGCTCTAATCTTAGGCTCAGCACAATGGTCAACAAAGTCACGTATAAATTGAAAACGCTTTTCAAACGTCTCATTAAAAGTACAGTCGTAAATGAGAAATTCTCTAGACGTGACCGTGATTATCTTCTTACCTACCCGTTTTACCTCTGGCGTAATAATAAGCACACCATCAAAACTAACCGACAAACAATGCTTAGCTAAGAAACGCGGTGCTTTGATGCGGATTATATTTTCAAGCTCGGAGGCGTACTCGTAGTCCGTATTTTCACTCGTGTAAAAGCTCACAGGCCCTCCTGCGGAACCAACATCACACATCAGGTGCGGAAGGTCAGATAGAGGCTGCGCATAGGCGGTACTCCAATCGATCTTTTTACAGTTCTGCGTGTAAAGCAACGGAAGCATCATTGTGTTTTTCATCTACCCACCTTTTTTTACAGAAGCGGCAAAAC